AACCCCCATTGGAGTCCATGTGTCTTTACCTCTTCTAGTTTTAATATTTCTGGCCATTAAAGCATCTGCAATGCCTTGCAACGTAACTTTACCAAATCTTTGTATTTCTCTTATAACAGGAATGATATCTTTACAATAATCATCAGCCTGCTGCACTCTTGCTTTTGATGCATTTGCTGTAGCTAAAGTGCGCAAATTAACTCTATTGCCAGGCTTCCATCCAGTGGCCTTTTTCTTGTTTAAAGCAATTTTTGCTTTTGATTTATACATTTCATTAGTATCTATGCACTGTAAAAACATTTGCGTGGCATGATATTTAAAAACGTCTGCATGCCCTCCTGTTTCTCTTATTGCACAAACATAAGGATCTTTACCTTCAAGCCTCATAACATTATTGCAAAAGGTTAAACTTCTAGGTAAATGTCCAATGTTAGGTATTATTAAATGTGCATTTCTTGCATTGCATTTATCAACAGCCTTTTCTAATTCAGGTTTAAAATTTTTCCTTGTACTTGACTCAACATATTTATCTATTAATTTAGCACGTCCATTTAATGCTTTTGCCAATAAAGCCTCAGACCTTGTCGTATCTTTGGTTGATTTTATGTAAACAACAAATCTACCTATAGCGCTATAATTACCTCTCATTCTCCAACACTCCTGTCACTGTATTAGTGACAATTTATAATTAACATTCCTTAAATATATAAGAAAATATAATTTTATACAAATATCTTACCTATAAATTTATAAATCAAGATCACTTCACCACACGCCTGTCGTATTGCAAGCTGTTCCTGTAATTACCTTTACAACACCATTTATTCAACCTTTTCCTGTATTCTAGGTGATGCTTTATTTTTATAATAATAAAATTTAAGACTTTAAAACTTATAAAACCTAGTGTAAAAAATATTAAATTTGTCATTATTTTGTCCTCATTAATTTTACAAGTTCAGCTCTTTTATTATTAATAGATGCTATAAAGTCTCTAGTTATTAAACTGCTTGGGGAAGCATCCCATGATGTGCTATGCAGTTTTTCTTTCATTGCATTAATTTCATTACTTAGTTTTTGTATTTCTTTTTCCATGTTATTCCACCTCATCCCAAATAATTAAACCACCAACCTCAACAGTATCTTCAAGATTTTCTCTAGCCTCTCTTATTGCTTCCTGTATATCGTGATAAGACTCGTTATCTGACAGGTCGTTATGGTTGAATATATCCTCTGCTATTTGTAACGCTGTTTGTATAGTTACTATAGGCCTTAACCATCCGTTCCACCTTTGCGGGTGTATATCTACAGCCTCATATACTGGCATATTTGTATCACCACCAATTGAAAATTTAACTTTATCCATGTTATTTAACTCCATATTTATAATTAACATACCCTAAGTATATATAAATATATATAAAAGTATAGTTTTAGGTTTGTTATTTATAAATTATTTTAAAGGATTAAGAACTGGCACTTGGCTAAGTGCATCCAGGGTTTCTTGTAAAGAGTCTATTTCAATGGTTGGGGTTATGATCTTTTTGTCAAAAGTAAAGTATGTTTGCGAAGTAGTATTTGACTTAAAGATAATTCGCTTATGTTCTTGGCTGTAGAAAACAAAAGCAAGAATATCACAATGGTAGTTCTTATAAACCTCTGACATTTGCCTTGATGTATCTGCTGCAAAAGTATATTTGCCTTGCTTAGATTCTCTTCTTGTTTTGACTTGTACTGTATATTTTCTGCCATTTGTCTCAAGTAAGATATCTGCTGGGTGTTTGTCCTGGGTTGGATAAACAAAATCCGCATATTCCAATAGGAATGTTTGTACTAAGGATTCACCCAAAGCACCTAGTCTTGAATTACTTTGATGATCTTCTGATGTCTTTGCCATCTTTGCCACATAGTGCAAGTTGTCTGGAATTATATAAACTGCGATTTGGTAGTTGTATTGCATATTTAGAATCTAACAACTCTTCTGATGCTTCCAAGAACATACCCATTTCCATTAAAGCTCTTGTCTTTCTAAAGCTCATAAATCCTTGCAAACCAAGATTAAAGCATAAATCTACACAAACCATTGCAGCTCGCTCTTCAAACTTTCTCCATTCAGGCCAATTTTCATCAAGCTGGTTTACCACTCTTTTTATATCATTCTCTAATAGATACATGGCTTCATCTTCTGTAATTCCTCTATCGGTAAGATTTCTACCCACGCCAATGGTTTTTCTAGGCGGATCTGCACTGTCATCATATAAGGTACACATCAAACCCTCATGCCTTACTAGCATTTCTTTAACTTTCTCGTACATATTATTTGCTATGAACTCCTTTAGTCTTTTCAAAAGTCCTCAAGGAACTCATGCCAAGTAAAGATAAAAGAATTGTTGTTAATTGTGAAAAATCAAACTCTAACTTTTCTAGTTGCAAATCAATTCCATTTACCACTGCTATCCAAGTTGCAATAGGCAATACAATGAAATGAGTAAAAAGTGCAAAAGCAGATATATATCCAACAGTTGGCCTCCAGGACGAAGCAAACCAGTTCCCGTTCTTGGCCTCTTCAGCATTAAGAGCAATTTGTGCTTTGTCCAAAGATATAAGTTCTTTTTGTATGTCATTTGATAATTTTTCTTTAAGGTCTTTGTCCTGGACAAATTTATCCAAGACGTTGTTTGCTATCTCAGCAATTTTTGTAATGCTCAAATCATTCCTCTGATAATTAATGTGAACAATGAAATAACTATTGTAGTAAGACCGCCAACAAGCCAGGCTTTAGTGCTGTTGACTGATGCCTGTAAATCATCTGTTTTTCTATATATGCTTCTCCATCTCTCTGCACACATTTTTTCGTGTACAGAAAGCTGTAAATGCACCTCGTTAGCAGTCTTTCTTGTTGACATATATTAGCCTTCAGTTACTTCAACCTCTGCATCATCTTCTATAGCTTCAGAAAATGCTTTTATTTGCATTTCCCTATATTCAGCAGTAATGATGTAATCCTCATAAGACTCTTGCAACCTTTGTAATTTCCGTTGCGCAACATTTAACTTTGCAGCTATATTACCCTGGTCTTCATTAAGATCCTCAGCCTTGAATTCTCTTCCGTTAAAATTAATTACAACATCATTTTGTTGTTTATTTTCTACATTATTTTCCATATAAGTTTCCTCTCTAGGGTTTGATAATTATAAAATTATACATAAAAAAAATTACTCAGACCATAGTGCATTTGCAATAGTCTGTACTAATTGATCTTCACCTGTAACATCATCACCTTCTTTAAGATGCACTACTTTAGTAGCTGCTACTGGTAATTTATCATCATCAGGGTCATCAAATACATCGTTATATACCACCATTAAAGTTGGGTAAGTAGTCTCACCCTCTTCAGCTTGTTGTGCTGGATAAGTTTCTATCCTTTGCACTGTTGTTGTTAATGAAATTGCCATCTTTATTCTCCTATATTGTTGTTATTATAAAACTTAGCAATTCATTATATCTTACACCAAGTCTCGTTTGTTCTACACCATCACCATCTTCCCAAGTGCTAGAGATAAACATCCCATAATCACTTGCATCCAATCCTTCTGCTGTAAATGCATCTTGTAAGTCTTGTGCTATGACTCCAAAATGATATCTAGCTGTTTCATCAGAATCAGAATTATCATCTTTTTCTGCTACTGAATCTTGCCATCTAAATCTTCTTATTAAACCTTTACATGCTGTAGCTACTCTCTGCTCTGCATCTGTTAAGGCTTGTATATCTTGTTTTTCGTTTCTATCAGAAGTTTGAATAGTGCCATTGGTTGCATATACATCATCAAAACGTACTGATGAACTTCCAAGATCAATAGCATTGTCACTATCTGCACCATTTTCATTGCAAGGTAAAACAGCTTTATAAGTAATGTAGGATTCAAATTTAAGACCAGTACCAAAAGTTGATATAAAGAAATTAGACTCTGTTTGATCTAAGTGACCAATTTGCCCTATATTAGTTCCTGTACTACTCAAAAATTGTAAATAACGACCTTCGTTAGTAGTGTGTTTATTTTTAATAGTCGCTATAGCATCTGTTGCACTGCCTTTAATGCCCTCTATTTGTGCTTTACTATCTGTTGTAAATAATCCTTCTGAGGTAAATGTTCCTTGTACACTTGCATTGCCTAAAGATGTGAATGTGCCTGTTTCTATATTGCCAGTTAGCTCTATATCTGTACTAAATTCAGCAGTTGCTGATGTTATTTTTAATCGTTGTCCACCACTTGTAAGGAATCCTATCTGGTGATCTGCAGGGCTGTACATACCAGTATTAATATCACCATTAAATCCATAAGAAGCGGTGGTTGTTGAATTTCTACCTGTTGTAATTGAGCCATCAAATCTGTTTCTAACAGCATCAGGTATAAAAATACCATAAGCAGAGGTGGGTAATGTTCCTGAATAGTTTCCGTAAAATAATGCGGCTGTGTGTGTTGGAGCAGAGCCTGTGTTATTGTCATACTCTGCATTAAATACATACGATGTACCATATATATCACCACTATTTGCCGCTATATCAATTTCACCATAAACGCCAACAGCTTTTGTAATTACTCCACTATCCGCAGTATTAGTAACTCTATTATAAGAGCCATATAGATTGTTTGCATCTGATGTAGCATTATCACTTTGAGCTTGGAATTTAGCACCAAATACATTAGTAACATTACCTGCACCACCATTATCCTCAGCTATAGATTGAACGCCAATAATCTCTGTTGTTTGCCCTGTGCTTGGAGTTGCTGTTGCATTAAAGTAACCACCAACAATGACATCAGCATCACCTGTAGAATCAAGATCAACAAATACTCCGTATGCTCTATGCTCATTTGAAGTATCACCACCTGTAGCAGTGGAATTAATGTCTAAATATAAACCACCCTGTTCTCTATCTGCTGTAGTTGCAGTAGTGCCTGAAAGCGTTGATACAATCTCTTGTGCAAAATAAAAATCATTATTAGGATTGGTTTGGTTAGCTGTAATTCTTAAAGCACCAGCAGCTTGATTGTCTACATCAATTAATACTGCACCTGTGCTTGTAATAGCTCCTGAAGAAATAGTTCCTGCAAAAGTTGCGTTTTGTGATGAATCTAATCTTAATGCTTCATTACTATTAGTATCAAAAACAAGTTCATTATTTGCTGTAGAGCCATCAGTAATATTTTTTATTTCAGAATATCTATTAGCTGTACCAAATCTAGTACCCCACAATCGTATACTTGCTGTATTAGATGTATTTTCATCTGTAGTAGGTATTATTTCTATTGCGGGTGTGTTTACTGCTTCATTAATAGCTAAAGCCGAGACTGGTGTATAACTAGCACTTGTTCCTATTTCTATAGCACCACTAGAGATAGTTCCTACGCTGGTAAGGTTAGCACTATTAAATGTAATGTCTCCAGTAGATGAATTTATACTTAACTGACCTGTATCATCTGTTATACCATTCCTTACTCTTACTATTCCATCAAAATATGCACCTTGACTAGAATTAACATATAGGTAATTGTCACTTACTAAAACAACACCATCATTTCTAACTCTAAATAATGTCGCATCAGAACTATCTTTAGCAATTAGTGTGTCTGCTGTATTATCAGATGTGCTTCCAGTTGATGTAATAGCACCACTATTGATAGTTCCTTCAAAAGTGGCGTTACCTGATTTAC